TAATAAAAATTGCTCGCTGTCCGCTGGTAAACTTCCTAATTCACCCCGAGGCCATTTTATAGAAAACTCAACTGCTTGATCTAAATCTTTTTTAATTAAAACATTGTCATTCTCTATTGAGTTGATACGTTCAATGACTCCAAAATATGCCCATACACCTACTGCAACTGCTCCCAAAATTGAAAGCAAGTTTCTCATTGGCATACTTATTGCTGTGTTATCTGATACTTTCATCTAATCGTCATCTTCCTTTGGTCTTACTTTCCCAAAAATAATTTTATAATTTAGTTTAGTTTTTTCTTCCATTTTTGTACTAAATGGATTAGTAGATATACCAACAGATTGTCTAACATTTTCAAAACAACCTGTTAATAAACTCAGAAATAGAACTAATACTAAATATTTAATCATTCATTATCCGACCTTTTCTTCTTTTTATTCTTTTTTTTATTTTGTTTTTTAAGGTTTCGTTTAACAATATTAATGTTCTTTTTAAACTGTTCAGATAAAAATATTTGACCTTGTTGAAGTTTAAATACTTCTTCTTTCATAGTCCAAGTTTCTTTTAAGTTCCATCCAACTAGTGCAATTAAAGCAGCTAAAGCTAATCCTACAATTTTATCCTTTAAGTCCATTTCTATATCCTATGCCTTTTTGTCTATTTGCCCACAATTTTTGCCAACTCCATACTTGAAGTTTGCTAGAATAATGATTTATAAATAATAATAAAATTCTCATAAAGTATAAATTACCCAAACCATGTAGCTTAAAACTAAACAAACCATAACTACATTTAATATTGATTCTTTCATTTTTTTCTCCCCATATAATTTCTAGACGGTTCATAATCCCATCGTTTGCCATGCTGACCTTTTATATTGGCATACCACATTCTCAAATGAACTATCCATTTTCTAACTGGTCTTGGCATTAAAACGCCTCGCAAACATCAAACTCATAATTATATAAATCATTAATTCCTAAATCATAAGTTTGAACTGTACCTGTTAAATAAACAGTAAAAGCAACATCATCATAAGTAACAACTTCATTATTTGCCAATGCTTCTATAATAGGAGGTTCTATGGTTACAGTTGCCGCATTACTGGATGGAGTAACATCAGCAACAACCATATAAATTTTAGTATGCCCAGCAAAAGAAATAAAATCTCCAGCTTTTAATGAACCAGCAGAATCAGCATTGAATCCATCTATTGCTATTGTATTATCTCCAACAGCATGAATACCATTAACAGAAATAGTTGTTGTTTCAGAACCTAGTGCATCTTTAATTTTTGGAGGAATAATTGTAAATGTTTCTTTGGCACCTCTTTGTTTTGTAATAAAAGCAAGGATGGGTGCAAATTCTGCTCTAGTCAAATTCTGATAACCCACAGTAAATTTCCATCTTTGATTATCAATTTTTCTAGAAAATCTTCTCCCACTATCAGAAATACTGACAAGAGTATTACTCTCATCCTTAAAATTCATTGCGTTAAATACTGGTGCTATGGGTAATAGTCCACTCATTAAATTAAATTACTCTTTCCTTGTTGACTCATTGCACTATTAATCATTCCGACAATCGTACCTCTTTCATTAGCAAGTAATTGTTGAAATCCAGCAGTATCAACTGCATTAATAGTAAAATTCACATTTACGTTTTTACCATTTCCGTTAGAGGAGATATATCCTGATTGACCAGGAATAAACATTTCAGGACCACGTTCTCCAACTCTGTATGCTGAACCCTCACTAACTGGACCACCTCCAGCTTTACCTGAATAACTTGTTGCTTTAATTGCTGAAACTTTTGCATAACCTAAAGCCATACTACTCGCCGCTAAAGCATAATTTAATGGAGGTGGATAACCACTATTTAATGCCTTATTAAATGAACCGATTGCATCTATGATAGCTTCTGAAATCTTCCATGCTTTAAATGCTTGGAATGCCCTTCTAGATGATGTACTTAAAATGGCCAACGTATCTTCGGTATCTTTCTTTAAATTTTTAATACCCAATTTACGCATTTTTTCATCACGTTTTTCTTCCACTATTCTGGAATCTCTATTAAACTGCATACGTTTTTCCCATTCTTCTTCCCACATTTTGTTTTGTTCTATAAAAAATAGCTTATCTTTTTCTAATTGTTCTTTTCTCCAATTCTCTTGAATTTTAGCCAGATGTTCTTTAGAAAATGCTTTATTCATATCTTCTGTATCTCTTGTTAATTTTCTAGTTTGATCACTCATTGCACCAAGAGCATCGGTAATCATTACAATACCACCAGCTACTATTGCCGCACCCATAATTATTAGATTCTTTTTAGCCGCTGAATTTAAAGCTAACATACCACCTCTTGCCGCATATAATGATGCGGCCATTGCACCAACAGCAACAGCAACCTCGCCAAAGAACACAACTAATTTAAAAGCAATAAGTAATTTTATTGCTTGTATTAATAATCCAAATTTATCATAAAGAAACACAACAGCAGTTGCAGATGCTGAAACTGCTTTGGCTAAACCTTTACCAAGTGCGTGTGCAATGTCATCTACTTTTGCTTTATGTTCATCTAAAAATGTATTTAAGTTTCCAAATTTCTTTTTAAGTTCACTAAAAAAAGCTGATTCAACAGTTTCCATTTGAAACGTAAACCATTTGTCGCCTAACATTGAAAGAATACCAGTAAATGTATTAGCCATTTCTCCAGCCGCTTTTCCAAACTCTCCACCCTTACCGAATAAATCAAAGAACCTTTTTTTAGTTTCTTCAATAGTAACTTTGGCACCAGCTTTAAATCCTAATAAAGCAGTAACACCTCTATCTCTGAATAAATCGGCTGCACCTATACCAGCACCAAATGACCTTTGGATTTGCTCTGCTGTTGTTCTAAAATCTAGACCAGTAACTGCCGCTACGTTACCAGTTAATTGTAACATTTTCTGTAACTCATCTGCACTCTTGGTAACAACAGCAAGATTACCTGAACCTTGTGCAATTTGTTCTAGAGAGAAAGGTACTTGACCAGCATATGTTTTTAATTTGTTAAATGCTTTTGCACCTTCTTCAGTTGATTTGAATAAAAATTTGAAACGTAATTGTAGGTTTTCTACATCCATTGCTGTTTTAATAAATGTCTTGGCAACCATTCCAGCACCTAAACCTAATAAAGCACCTTGAACACTAAATACAGATTTTCGTAAACGACCTAAACTTCCTCTTATTCTTGAAAAGGCGGCTTTGGTTCTATCCTTTGCATCTATATCAAATCGTAATTTATTTCTTGCCATGCTGTTTTTGTTTGCGTTCTTCTAATTTTAAATAAGCCATCCAATAAGAATACTCATCCATAGTCATACTCATAACCTCATTAATAGTTTTTTTCAACCTATCGGCAAGATAGAAAGCGTTATGTAATTCGTTATCTTTAGCTAATTTTTTTTTCGACTCCGTAAGAGTCTGATTTGAAGTATAGTATGCTTGATGCTACGTCCGATACCACATCGGAGTCCACCTTATTGAGGAGCCGTTCCCTATCGTCAGATGTAAATAGTTTCTTACCATCTTTATCTTCTGATTTTAAAATAATAGCTTCCACCATCATAAGTGAAATGTCTTGAGTATTAGCACCTAAATTACGATAGAGTTTTCTTTTCTCGTTTAGTGTAAGAGGTTTTGCATAAATAGTAGTTTTCCATTCAGGAACTTCTATTTTTTTTCTTTTGATTGAGCTGAATTGTTCTTCGGCTTGATCTAGTATAGATTTATCAGGCATGAATGACTTGTATCTAGATTAGATACAAATGTCAATTAGACTGTGCCTCTAGTTAATGCACCAGTTAAAGTAGCATCAAAAGTTGCTTCTATAATTCCATCAGTAGGAACGGAAGTAGAATTGCCAGTAATCAACCATGTACCGCCAAAATAATAATCTCCTGCGTCTGCACCTTCTGGATATAATGTCATAGTAACTTGACTACCTTCTGCGATTGCTATTTGTCCATTAGTATCTGTTTCATCCCAAAAACATTCAATAGATGCAGTAGCACCTTTTTTTCCTATTTGATATGTTTTAGATGAATCAGTTAAAGATGTATCTTCTAATAATTCAGAGCTAGTAGAAAGTGTAAAACTTCTAACTTCTGCAATAGTATTAGTTCCAACTTTAACTAAACCTGAAACGCCAGTATGATTTGCCATTATTTATTTTCCTTTTTAAATTTTACTTTATCAATAATCGGTTTTGTATCAACATTCTCAACCTTTGTGTAGCCCATTTTTGAATAATACTCAACCATGTCTTTTGAAATAACAATCGTTGAATTGCCTTTAGAAGTTTTCATTGTAACTGTGTTATCTGCCATAATTAAATTCCAGTTTGCACTGCATTTTCTTTCGTAGCATAAGTTATGGCGTATGTAAACCTAGCCAAACCAATTTTTTGACTACCAGTATCAAATTCATATTCTGTGTTTACCAATTTTGTATCGTTTGCGTTTCCTCCTCTTAATGGGTCAGCAGACATAGCTTCTTCAATTTCCTCTGCAATAGTATCAAGAGTATCATCAATATCTGATGTGCCTTGTGCGTGTGCCTCAATAATAACTTGTAATAGTCTAATCTGTGTTCTTGTACTTGACCCAAGCGTATATTCTTCAATACTTTCTTCATTGGTGTAAATTAAAATAGCTGGAAGATTTGCTGTTTGTAATGGAAAGTATCTTGTTTCATAAACATTAGTACCAGTAGTAGATAAACCAGTACAAGTAGTTTTGATATTCTCTCTAATTGTTTTGCGTAAATGTGCCATTATTTAGATAAAGTTAGTTTAGTCATTCCAGTACCATCAGGTTCAATTTTTTTGATTTTATATGTAACACTATCAATTAATAACGTATCATCAAAAACAGCTACAGATACATCAGTTGCAACACAATGAAATGTTGGAACATCTTCTATAAGACCTACATCAGACATACCTACAATTTCTTGTGAGTCCTTATCAAAAATACCTTTTACTGTTGAGCTTGTACCAGCACTAACATCTGTAAATGTTGCTGACTGACCAAATTCATCAGTATCAAAATATATTGCTCGTTGTGTATCTGTTTCTACTGCCATTTTAATTTACTTTCTTTAAACATTTTGTTAATACTTTTACTAGAGATGGATTGGCCATGAATATTTTTTCGTAACCATCGCCTACTGCAACAGCAATAGGTTCTTCTCCTTTAGTATTAACATCAATATTTTCCATATTCATTATTATATGAAACAACTCGTGGAATAAAGTATTAAATAACCTTAAACCTTTCAACCTTTTATCTATTTGCAATGTATGAAAATTTGGGTCATATAGACCAAAGCAATCATCTAATAAAACATACTCAATTTTAATTTTTCTTTTACCATACTTGATAAAAGATAATCGCATTAGAATATTATTGATAATAAAATTATAATAGTAACAACAATCCCAATAGATACTTTAGGGTTTGTCTTTGCTAATTTATACCAATATTTTATGTTGGTAATCATAAGACTCCTCTATTTCTTTTTTTTAAAAATACTCTTATTTTTTACAGCTTTATTTTCAGGTTTCTTAACATCTTCGGCAACAGCAATAGCGTGTCCATTTCCAATCAAAAGATTAGTGTCTGATTCAGACGCTTCTACCACTTTACCTACTTCAGCTAATTCGCCTTTAACAAAAGTCTGTTTTAACATTTTTATCTTCATAATGACTCCTTGTATCTAAAAGAAAAGGCGAGGTCAACGCCTCGCCTAATCTTCTGTACTTACTAATAATTTAATATTAGCTTGTTATATCTTTAATCGCCGCAAAACTTTCTGCGTGTCTAACAGCAACATCAACATCATATAAACCAATTATTCTAGTACCACCTTTAGCAGCATTAGTATAAGGGTCAACAGATATATCCAGACTGCCCCATTCTCCAATGATAAGATCATTAAAGTTACCAAAAGTAAGAGCAGAACAAGTTCCACTTGCTGTACCTTTAGTTAGGTTGTCAGGAGAGTTTGTCGTTGTAAAGACATTATATCCCATAAGTTTAGCTTGATCGTTCATGATCATAACAGAGTCAGATGAACTAACTTTTGCTGCTGCCATGAAACGAGAAACTTGAAGTGGAGAAGTAATAAAAGATAACGCGCCTACATTTGCATTATCAGTAGCAACTTCTTTCCAAGTTTCAACAACTTTTGCCCAAGTTCCAGCTCCACCATTCGTACCAATAGCAACCGCTCCAATTCCACTAGTACTTAAAATACCAGTAGGAGTGTTTGAAGTGCCATCGCCTTGAATAGCTTTTTTATCAACTTCATTAGAAAGTGATTTAATAATATCATTTCTAACAATAGTTTCTATTGCTGGAGTAGATTGATGCATTAAGTGTCTTGATATGTCAGTAAATGTTCCTAACGTTTTAGGAGCCATTGTAACTTGTCTGTAAGTTGTATTAACTTCCGTTACAGCCGCATTTTCTGCAACCCAAGAAGCAGAATTAACTGCAAGTTGAGCTGGTATAGCAATTTCTCCAACTAGACCACTTAAAAATAATGCACCAGCTTGTTTAACAACCATGTTTGCTCTTAGTGCTTCAATAAATGAACCAGCTAAAAGATTAGTTGCAACCAAGTGGCCACCATCTGCCCCTACGCCTTGAATCAGATCTCTTTTCCATCTTATGTCAGATGGTATAAAGATACCTTTAGGACTTTTGCCTGTTTGTCTTGAGATTTCATCAGACGCTTCTTTTTCAAGTTCAGCACCAGACCAATTTCCAGATACCATTGCTTTAACAGCTTTAGTAATAGAATAATCTCTTGCTTCATGATTAGAAAGTCCGATTTCGTCTTTCTTATCCAAAGGTTTTGCTTCGCCAAGTTTGTTTAAAACAAGTCCTCTAAATTCAGAAATAGAAACATCATCATTAACTGCCTTACTTGCTAGGTCAGAACAATTATGTCTTGAACCTAAAGAAGTAATTTCTTTAATTCTAGCTGTTTCGTTTTTCTTCGCTTTAGCGATTTGTTCTTCAACATTAACTTGTGGAGCAACGTTTGGAGTTTCTTTGTTTTTTTCCATTGTTTTTTCCTTAGTTATAATCTCAATAGTTTCTTTAGGACTATCTTGATCGGTTGAATTATCATACCTACTGCGTCCTACGCCAACAGTTGTGTCTGCTGGTACGGAAACAATAGACGCTTCCAATGGTTTCCAATTAACACGATAAGTTGGCTTATCCTCACCTTTATCGCCTTTAACTTTGTCCATCTTCATTATTTCATAGCCCACACTCACATTACTGCGAATGCCATCTATGACATCACGAAAAACCTCGTCAGCTAGTTTTGATTTACCAAATCTAACGACTGCACGACCGACCTTGTCGGCATCGCTGATTTTAGCTTCTTCTATGACTCCTATTTGCTTTTCTAAATCGTGGTTGAGCAATAAAGGCGCACGACCACTAGCAATAAATGAAAAATCCACATCTTCTGGATTATGACTTAAAATTTCTGTTCCAAAACTTCTATCGTATGGTTCTTCAGAAGAAAATGCTAGGTCAACA